AAGGACGTTTAAATGCAACTTTCTGATATCGATTTATTAGAAAAACTTGCGATATTAGAATCAAGAAAATCATTCTGGGCCTATAGAAGATACATGAACCCATCAATGGAGATTGGTTGGTGGCAAAGAGAAATAGCTGAAGAGCTCCAAAATTTTTACAATGATTTTGTAAATGGATTAAGACCATGTCTTGTAATACAAGCGCCTCCTCAGCACGGTAAAAGCGTTATTGTTGTTGACTTCATAGCCTGGGCTTCAGGTAAAAACCCAAATGTTAAAACAATATTTGCATCTTTTAGCAAGAACCTTGGTAGAAGAGCAAACCTTGCTTTACAGAGAACCTACATAAAACCAAAATATCAACGTCTTTTTCCAGAAACTAAAATAGGTTCATCGGGAATAAGGCAGCCAAACAGCACAAAAGCTGTGCGGTCTATGGAGTGCTTGGAGTATGCAGGAAAAGAAGGATATTTTAAAAACACAACAGTGGAAGGTGCTATATCTGGTGAATCATTGGACCTTGGTATTATTGATGATCCTATCAAGGGAAGGAAACCTGCTAACTCAATAACTGTAAGACAATCAACTTGGGAATGGTTTACAGACGAATTTTCAACAAGATTTAGTAAATCAGGCGGAATGCTCATAGTTTTAACGAGGTGGCATATAGATGACCCAGTCGGAAGATTAATCAAATCAGGAAAAAATAATCTTAAGGTTTTATCTTATCCTGCAATAGCGATTAAAGATGAAAAATATAGAAAATGCGGAGAGGCATTGTTTCCTCAGCATAAACCTCTTAAATTTTTGTTAGATATAAAAGCCACGCAGGGTTCTAACTCGTGGGAATCTCTGTATCAACAAAATCCACAGATTATTGGAGGTGAGGTAATACGTGGGTCATGGTTTGGGTCGTATTCACAACTTCCCATCATTAAACACAGAACAATCTATGCAGATACAGCCCAAAAGACTTCAGAACGCAACGATTATTCAGTTTTTGAATGCTGGGGCCTTGGTAGTGATGGAAAGATATACTTGATAGATATGATCAGGGGGAAATGGGAAGCACCGGAGCTCAAAAGGCGCGCTGTCGCTTTCTGGAACAAACACGCAGCTTATAAAACTTTCAACTTCGGTCAGCTAAGACAAATGAAAATCGAAGACAAGGCTTCAGGCACAGGATTGATACAAGATTTAAAGCTCACTGAAAGACTACCAATTTTTGGTATACAAAGAACGAAAGATAAATATACAAGATTGTCAGATGTTATTGGCTACATAGAGGCAGGTTATGTTATGCTTCCCATAGATGGTGCGTTTACAAATGATTTTATTGATGAATGTGAGTCTTTTACTAAAGATGATAGCCACATACATGACGATCAAGTCGACCCAATGATTGACGCCATAAAAGATTTATTAGCAAAAGACAACATAGTAACAATGTGGGAAAATATGATATGAAAATCTCGAATCCATTTAAGCGATCCAAAGTTTCAGATAGCACAACAACAAAAAACAAATTTTCGGATGGATTTGCTAATTTTGTATCAAGACAAGGGTACGGCGCCGACAACATGTTAACAGCCGGTGTCTATACTTTTGACAATTTAACAAATGATCGATTACAGCTTGAGGCTATGTACCGTCAATCTTGGATCGTAGGCGCTGCTGTGGATAGCGTTGCAGAAGATATGACGCGGGAAGGAATTGTTATTAATTCAACAAACGAACCGGATGAAGTGCAAAAAATGACAACGTCATTATCTAGGTTGGGCATTTGGCGATCAATTCTAGAAGCTATCAAATGGGGTAGATTATACGGCGGCGCTATCGCAGTTTTAAATATTGACGGACAAGACCCAACCACTCCTCTAGATATTTCAAAAGTGGGTCTTGGTCAATTTTCAGGTTTAACCGTCTATGACAGATGGCAGTTGCAAGTTGATAATCAAAACACAATCGAGACAGGCCCAGACGCTGGCTTGCCCGCATATTACTCAATCGTGTCAAACATCAGCACAGGCGAATTAAGCGGTTTGACATATCATCATAGTAGAGTAATTCGTTTGATTGGTATACAGCTACCAACCTATCAAGCAATTAGTGAACAAATGTGGGGCGAATCGATTATTGAAAGAATGAAAGACCGCCTGGTTTCTTTTGACACTGCAACGATGGGCACAGCTAATTTGGTTCAAAAAGCTTACTATAGAACAGTAAAAATTGAGGGATTAAGGCAGGTTCTTTCATCAGGTGGGCAAGCAGAAGAAAACTTGCTTAAGCAGTTTGACATGATGCGATTTTTGCAAAACAGCGAAGGCTTGAGCTTGATCGATAGTAATGATGAGTTCGAATCACATAGCTACTCTTTTGCGGGCTTATCTGATGTAATATTGCAATTCGGTCAACAAATATCTGGCGCAACAGGCATTCCTTTAGTTCGACTTTTTGGTCAATCCCCTGCTGGATTAAATTCTACAGGTGAGAGTGATTTCAGGATGTACTACGACAACATCAAAGCACAGCAAGAAAGTACGTTAAGAGACGGTCTTATGCGTGTTTTACAAACTATGCATCAATCGCTTTTTGGAAGAGAAGCGCCCGAAGATTTTGATTTTGAGTTTGTTTCGCTTTGGCAGACAACTGACAGAGAAAAGGCCGAAATATCAAGCTCAATAGTTACTCAAACAACTCTAGCTTACGATCACGGTGTAATTGATTTAGAAACTGCGCTGCAAGAATTAAGGCAAGCTTCAGATGTTACAGGGATTTTTACTAATATCACAGATCAACAAATTGAAGAAGCAAAGGATGCGCCACCGCCACCTGCCCCAGACTTATCTGAAGATTTAATCAAACAATCTAAAGAAATAGAAATTTAAAAATGGCCAACTTATACCCAACTAAATCTATAGAAAGAAAATACGAAATGCAGCTTAAAAAAGTTGCTCGTATTGTTAGCGGCATAGTTGATACGTATACAGTTGGGGACACTATTATAAATCAAAACGCACTAAACAATGCGCTCGATTTGTATGCTCAAGCATTAGAGCCTTGGGCTGCTGAAGTAGTAGCGAAAGTGATACAGAACGTGGACAACAACAACAGAAGAGCGTTTAATAGTCATGCTGAAGATATGAGTATTGAACTACGCAGAATTTTAAACGAAACTGAAACAGGTTCAATCGCACGTTTGCTTCAAGATGAGCAAGTAAGATTGATTACAAGCTTGCCATTAGAGGCAGGAATTAGGGCGCAAGAAATAGCACGCAATGCCGCAACTGGCGGAATTAGAGCCAATGAAGCAGCAAAGGAAATTAGGAAAACTGGTCAAGTAACCGAAAGTCGAGCGGTTTTGATTGCTAGAACTGAAATTGCAAAGTCAAATGCTGCATTTACTCAAGCTAGATCACAGTCAATAGGATCTACAAGCTACATCTGGCGCACAGCTGATGATTCAGATGTAAGAGCAACACACGCACATCTTGAGGGCACTATTCACGAATATTCAAACCCACCATATATAGAAGGCGAAGGCAATCACGGACCCGGCGAAATTTGGAATTGCCGATGTTGGGCAGAGCCAATCATAACCATATAAAAATAATACTTGCATAAAAGATAATTTGGTTACATAATTCTCACATACGTATTTTTTATAACAAAATTAGGTTTTTTTGTGGGTAAATTCTACTCTACAGCAAGGTTGTCAGATAATATCAGCTTGACACCTGAAGGGTTTCTGATCTGTGAAGGCGTTGCGATAACACGAGCTGGCGAGCTTTTATATTCACCTGAAGAAACTACTATCGAAGCTTCGGACGGTGACACAGTTATAACGCGAGAAATTCAAGATATAACAAGCCCACAAGTGATTGCGTCTTTTGAAGGCAAACCAATTACAATCGGACACCCTGAAAATGGTGATTTTGTTGGTCCAAAAAATTACAAAGAATTATCAGTTGGTGTTATACAAAACGTTAGACCCGGAATTGATGAAAATAAAGACAAACTTTTAGCTGATTTACTTATTAATGACTATGAAGCAATTGAAGCAGTTCAAAGCAAAAAATTGAGAGAAGTAAGCTGTGGTTATGAAGCAGACTTTTATCAAATAAAACCAGGTTTTGGAAAACAAGAGAATATTCGTGGCAATCATGTCGCAATCGTGCAAACAGGCAGGTGCGGGTCTGAGTGCGCTATTTTTGATCACGCGCC